AACAGGAAGGCTTGCAGATAAGTTGGCAGCGCAGCTGCAGATGTCCAAAAGCACCATCGGAGAATATCGGACGATCGCAAACAATCTGGGAGAAACGGGGATGCAGGCCTTTCAGGCAGGGAAATTGAAAAAGAGTGCAGCTGTGGAACTGGCAACCTTACCGGAAGAAGAGCAGGAAGAACTCTTAAAACAAGGGATTGTAAATCACAAAGAAATTAAAGCATACAAAAAAAGTAAGGATGTTCCGAAATCCGGAACAATGGAACTTCCACTCCTGCAGTTTGAAACCGAACAGGAATGGAAAGATTTCTTACTGCAATATCCAAGCTGGACAATTGTAAACAAAAATAAAATGACAGAAGAAATTCTTTATGAATACAGACTGATCAATGGAACAAGAATTTTGGTGCGGGAGTTTCCTTATACATCTGGAGAGGAAACTATTTCCTGTCAAGAGTGGTATCTGTGGAGACCGGAGATCCGGCATTTCCGGAATGCACGAGTAAGTCTGAAAGACGTTATAGATTATATGCGAAATGAAAATGAGTGAAGTAATGCTGTTCCGAATTTCGGAACAACAGAATAAGGAGAAAAAAATGAGAGATCCATTGTATTTTTATGGAGATGAACCATATGAAGCAGATGAAAATGCAATACTGATTCCAAAGGAATTGGTATTTACAGAAGCATTTGCAAAGCTACCCGGAGACGCACAGATCTTATATTTTGTAATGTTGGAGTATCTGAATGATGCAGAAGAGAAAGGGTGGATTGATGAAGAAGGAAAGCTCTATATTGAGTTTCCAATCCAGGAGATTATGAATCTACTCCATTGCAGCGAAAGAAAAGCAATCCGGTTATTGGAAGAATTGGATGAACAAAAAGGGCTTGGGTTGATCAAGAAAAAAACACAGGGTGGCAAGAAACCAAACAGGCTGTATTTAAAGCCACTTGCAAAGGTGTTAAAGGAACTGAAAGAAAAGTAATGTTCCGAAATTCGGAACGGAACAGGAGCAGATATGGGGAAACTATCAAAACACACGAGAAAAAGACTTATCAAGTTATTGACAGCAATGGGGATGTTTGGACTGATGGCAGTATGGGATTGGGCAATCCCGCAAAATACAGCATGGAAATTAGTGGTCAGTATGCTGTTAGGCGGCACAGGTCTTTTTATCAGTATCCGGCTTTTGAGTAATTCACAAGGGAAACAACAGGGAAGAGAGGAATAAGGCATGAAACGACGACTGTATTATTATGGGGAAGATGTTCTGAGTAAATCTTTTTTGATATTGCCAAAGGAGTTGGTATTTACCGAAAGTTTGGCAAAAATGTCAGCAAAATCAAAGATTCTGTATTGCGTGCTTCGGGAACGGCTCATATTGTCTGCCAGAAATAATTGGAAAGATGAAAATGGAAGAATCTATCTTATTTACTCTATTGAGAAAATGGCACAGGATTTATTTTACAGCAGAGCCACGATTATGCGTATGATGGATGAATTGGAAAATCTGGGATTGATAGAAAGACGGAAACAAGGTCTTGGAAAGCCCAATTTAGTATATCTGTGTAATTCCGAAACCATTGCAGAATTATTGTCCGGAGCAGACATTGAGATTGAGGAATGGGAACAGGGTGAAACAGAGCATCGGTTGACCTGTCAGATTTGCAACCCGGAACATACAGTTATTGAAGATGTGACAGAAACAATGGAAATTCAGGAAGAATCTGCTGTTTCGGATGTGACCTGCCAGATTTGCAACCCGGAGGAAAGTAGAATAGAACAGCAAGAACAGATAGAATCCGAAGATTGTGCAACCGATCAGCAGTATCAAAACTGGCAGTCCCAAAATCAAAATGACCCGATGACCTGCCAGATCTGCAACTTCCAGAAGTATCAGGACTGCAACCCTAATAATACTGAGTATAAAAATAATAATAGATATAAACATCTATCTATCATGTATACAGTAAATCATTCAAGAGTACAGGATCGATGGATGGATCGAGACTGTGTAGAAGCATTTTTCCGGAAGAAGTGGGAATATGATGTTTTGCTGCAAGACGGAGCAGATGCAGACTTGTTGTCAGTACTGCTTGCTGTAGCAGTGGACACGTGCAGCCGAAAGAGTACTACAATTCACCGATTTGGAAGACGGGAATATACAACAGCAGAACTGCGGACACAATTTTCTAAACTGACCATGTCACATATCCAATATGTGTTATATTCCCTGGGGCAGACAACCACCCGGATCCACAATATCCGAGCCTATCTTCTAACCAGTCTGTATAATGCGCCGGATACCATGACCTTTTATTACAGCTGGAAAGTCTACGAAGATTTGGGATATCAGCCAGTTTCAAATTTTGGAAATAATGATAAATCGGATCCGTTCCGAATTTCGGAACATAGATTTTTTGCCAGGAGTGCAGAAAGGAAACAGTATGTGTGGAGGTGAAAAGGATGAAATGTCCATTTTGTGGTTCCAACAGAGGGTATTACCAGATTGAAAGAGTACATAGGGCGTTGCTGTTTGATTTTGACGGCGAACCGATCGGAGGAACAGAAGATGTTACAGATTATGCAGGACGCAGGAAACAGTGTATCGATTGTGACAAGATACTCCCGAGGAAACTGTTTGAGGAAGTGATGGAAAAGTAAATTATTATTCCAAATTTCAAAAGAGCATTTGGAAAAATATTTTGAACTGTTGGAGGTGGAGTGATGAACGCATTAGAGAAAATCGTGGAAGAAATCGAAAGCATGAAAAATGACGCCTACGAAGCTTTGAAAGAAGAAAAGCGAAGACACGGAGCAAGCAAAACAGCAGAAGAGCTGGAAAGCTATCTTTATGGCTTGACCTGTGCGGTAGATATTGTAGAGAAGTATGCAGATAAGGAGAATGTGGAATGAACGTACTAGAGAAGATTTTGGAAGAGATAAGCGAAGTTGAAAAAGAGTATGTAACTGGACATAAGGTGTTGTATGCGTTAGGTGCTACAGGTATGGCAACCGAAATTAGTGGTATTATCCGTTCGCACATGAACGAAGTTCCAAACTGTGGAGAATGTAACCGGAGAAAATGGTATCAGATTGGATATGAAGATGGGAAGAAAGATAAAGACTGGATTTCAGTAGAAGATAGACTACCAGAAGATGATGATATGAGATTCTATATGTGTATTGTCGAAAATCACGAAGAGGATTTGCCGATGTTCTGTCAGTATGATAGTGAATATGGATTTGGATTTTGGCATGATATTTACGATTCGACAAGTTTAGGATTCGTTGATACGGTGTTTAAAACAAATGATGAATTGGGGTATGAAAAGGTTGTAGCATGGCAGCCACTTCCAGAACCATACAAGGAGGAATAACATGGACATTTTAATTACAATCGCATTCTTAGCCCTGTACTACATCCTGGGGCTTGGAACAGTGATTGCTTTGAAGACAGGAATCGAAGAGGATGTAAAACTAGAAGGCGCGGATTACCTGATGGCTGCGGGATTCCCGATACTGCTATTTGTGGTGTTTTTGGATTGGATTGTGCGAAAGATAGTGAGGTAAGAAAATATGAAAAAATTTAATTGGAATGAATTTAAAAATAAAGACAATAAGATTGCGGTGCACTGTAAGACCGAGGAAGAAGCGAAAGATTTCTGCAGGCAGATGCACGGACATGGAATGAAGTGGTGTAACGGAGAAAGTTATTTGAAAAATACAAATTATAATGTGCACCACGAAGGAACGTGTTATTACGGAAGCGGAGAATATTCGTCTCGTGATTTTGCAGAAAAGTACAATTATAAAATCTTGGAATGTGGTGATTACATGCAGAAAAAATTTACAAAGTCAGATTTAAAAGACGGAATGGTAGTCGAATATAATGATAACTGTTTCGGGAAAAGACTTGTTATAGGCGGCTTTTTGACTGGTGAAGATGGATATGTGGATTTGGGAGACTATAACGA